TTACGTAACTGAAGGTCCAATAGATTCTATGTTTATCGATAATGCAATTGCTATCTGTGGTTCAGAGGCATCCGTTGAGTACCTCAAAGGAAAGAATGTTGTTTTTGTCTATGACAATGAAAAGAGAAATAAGAGTATTATCAAGAATATGGAAAAAGCCATAGATTGTGGACACAGAATTTCTATTTTTCCTGAAAATATAAAGGAGAAAGATATAAATGATATGATTATGTCTGGAAAATCCTCTCTTGACATTAAAAAAATCATAGATGATAATACTGTTCATGGCCTCAAAGCCAAGGTGAAACTTTTATCATGGAGAAAATGTTAAATGAAATCTTTTACTGTAAGTTCTGATTCGCTTAGTGTTAAAGATCCTTGCTATGAGTGGGAGATGAATATTATTCCCAGAATAGTTAAGGGAACATGGCTTGTTGAACCTACATACTGTGATGACAAACTTTTTTGTCGAGCAGGAAGAGGTAGAGTGGCTGAGATTGCAATTTATCATGAAAAATATTATGGTAGTCTGTCTTCTAAGTCTTGGAAGAAAGAACCTTTTATCGTTCACGTAGATTCAGGACAAGCTGGATTTGTTGACTATAAGGACCACGATAAAACTCATGAAGAGTTGTATGACGATATTTGTAGTCAAACACTGACATCTGAATCTTACGGTGTAATCAAATCAGGAGCATTTTCTTCATCTGGTTATGGAGATGGTTCTTATGAGTGTTTCGTTAAAACAGACGATGAAAAGAATGTTGTCGCAGCAAAGATTGTTTTTATAGACACGGAAGAAGAATAGTATGCATTGGGATGAATTGGTTAGAATAGCACAAAGAGAGTTGGAAGAAGAAGAACGTCGAAAAAAAATAGAACAAATAAAAAATGAATTGCGAAAAAAAGTTCAAATCCCTTGGTGGAAAAAACTTTTATCCTATAGAATCAAGTTCTATTCAATAGAACAATAAATATACATAAATATCTTACAAAACAAGGAGATAATTTATGTCTTATCACGGAAGTCCAGAACACATTCAAGATTTAAATGATCAAATAGAAGACCACAAAGATGCCTTGGACAACTTAGATCCAGAACATCCAGATCATGGCATTCATAAACAGCAATTACATGAATTGATAAGACAGAAAATGAAACTTGTTGCTCAATTAATTAAAAACCTTTCTGGACGTTCTGGAATTTCTGAATCTTATGATCTTTTTGAATCAAAAGAAGAAGGTCATTCGATTGTTAAAAATTTAAAAGTTGAAGGTAAGCACGAAGAAGCTGGAAAGATGGCATTTAAGTATGGTTTAGGACGCCATTATGGTCCTCATTTTGGAATGCAGTCTACAAAATATGAAGCTGAAAAAGCTTTTTATAGAGGATATGATAGGGCTGCATTAGAAAGCAAAAATAAACTTTCTGAATCTTATGATCTTTTTGAATCAAAAGAAGAAATTAAAAGATTGAGAAAAGAAAATGCAAAGTTAATATCACAGCATGAACGAGAGACTGATCCAGAAAAAAAGAATAAAATTCATAAAAAAATACAAGATAATATTAAAAAAAGAAAAGAACTCGAAAGCGGAAAGAAAGCAAGACCCAAAAAGACTGCCACACTTGCAGAATCCATCATGAGAATTCACAGAGATGTTCTTCTGGAACAAAAAATGCTAATTAATGAAGAAATAGGATGGGAGGACAAATCCCCAGAAAAAAGAATTTCTTTTCACCGAAAAGCTTGGCAAATGGCTGAATATTTGCTTGGTAAAGCTATAAAAAATAAAGATCCTAAAGAAAGAATAAAAGATTGGGAAGAAACTAGAAATCATCATTGGAATAAAGAAAGAGAATTGATAAGAGATCATTCATAAAAAATGCAAACAAATAATTGTGAAATTCAATATTATGATTTCAAAAATGACAAACTGATAACCGACCAGTTTTATGATTCAAACATATATAACATAGGAGGAGAATGTTACTTTTGGAGTGGTGACAGTTGGCATAAAGGAGTTTCATATGGCGGAACTCCTATTATGGAAAGATTAAAATCAGCATACCCAAAGAACAAAAACGATCCACCTAAATTTTAAATCAAAGGAGAATATTATGGACATTGCAAAATTTATACCTGATGCTTTTAGAAATTTTCTGTCAGGAAAAGCTACATATATCACTGGCTTTTTGACAGTTATTATTTCATTTCTTTCAATGGCTGGTTTGGACATGAGTGCGTTTCTTGTAACTCCTGAAAATGCCCCACAACTTCTTGTTATTGGCCTATCCTCTATTTTTATTCGTAGAGGCGTAAAAAATGAAGTCAGGTCTTTGAAGAAAAACGATAAATAGAAAACGCATATTAGAGAGGTAGCTATGAACTGGTTAAAAAATGCATTTAATAGAGTAAAATCTGCTTTTGTGGGTTTTTGGAAAAAAGTAGAACCTGAGATTGAGAATACTTTTCAGGTATTTCTTTCTGTTTTTGCTGATGCTGCGTTTAAGGCAGTATCTGAAGCTGCACTAAAAGATATTTCTGGTGCACAGAAAATGAAATCTGTGTTGACAGAAATGAAAGTTGTAGTTAAGAATGCAGGATGGGCTGCTGGTGAAGCTGCTCTTAGAACTCTTATTGAGAACGCCTACAGTGCTTATAAGGCAAAAAACGGAGACAAGCTAGTTGCTCCACCAAACTCTCCTGAAGAGGAAGTTGCTAAAATAAACATGTAAACAATAATTAATTGGCAACTTGAACCACACGCAAAAATCACTGCGTGTGGTTTTTTTGTATCTAAAGTGTGCTATATGAGCAACATCGACATTTAGTTATCAGAATTCTCTTGAAATCCTACCTTTAACCATGATATATACCTTCGACAGAGCAAATGGTACATTTGTGATGTTATGATTGTTTAAACAAATATAGGAGTAAGTAATGAAAACATTTATTAGTGCACTTTTACTTTCATCAGTAGTTTTTGTTGGTTCTGCATCCGCAAAGCAGTACACCACATTTTATGGTGGTATGAATTGGAATGATGTAATTGAGGCTCCTAAAGTTGATGAAGAAACTGGAACTCTTGTTGGTATGTCTGTTGGTAAGACTGTTGACTCATTTCCAAACTTCAGAGTTGAACTAGATGCTTCATACAGGACAAATGATGTAAATCTAGGTCTAATTAACGTGAACCATGACACAACAGCACTTATGGGCAATGTCGTTTACGACTTCCCAAATATGTTTGCTGGTGGCGTTCCTTACGTCCTTGGTGGCGTTGGTGTTGCTCACACTGAAATGACTTTTGAAAATGTATCACTTCTAAAGGTTGAAAATACCGATCTTGCTTGGCAGTTTGGTACAGGCATTGATTGGACTGTTGCAGAAGGGGTAAAGGCTGGTGTAGGCTATCGCTACTTCTCAGGACCAGAACTTAACGTTCTTGGAACTGAAATTTCAGATGGCACAAACAACTCAGCAGTTGTTTCAGTCACCTTTTCGATGTAATTTGAAGGAGAAATATTATGAATAATATTATTTTTGCACCTATTGCTTTTGTTGTTGGTTTAGTTGTTGGTCTGTGGCTAATCCCGCTAGTATTTTCACCAGCAGAAGTGAAAGAAGAAGTGAAAGTTGAAGAAACTGCTCCAGTAACACCTACTGAGGCAGAAACTCCTACGGAGGCAGTAACACCAACTGAGGCAGTAACTCCTGCTCCGGTTGTTGAATAAGATAGTGTTTCACTGTCTTTTTATCTCAACTAATAGTTATAATTAATTTGTAAACACTATATGTTGATATATTAAAAATAATTAAGGCTTCGATTGTAGTCGAAGCCTTTTTCGCGTATAAATAGAATATGCTTAACAGGAAATTACTCATGTTATCTTTTAAAGATTTTTTAGCAGAAGCTGAAAAAAACAACAAAGGTAGAAATAAATCAAAAAAGCAATTCAATCCTATCAGAGATATGGATTTTGAATCAGATAACATTGACTCTGATGAAGTCGATGGCACTAGACCAGACCCACTAGACAATCGAGTGGTTGGTTAAGTTTAGATTCCAACCTAAACTTACAAAATAATAATTTGACTGGCACATAAAAACTATACTATTATTTTGTTATAGTTCGTTAACCAATAACAGGAGGCTACCATGATGCTGTTCATGAGAGCGATAAACATTCTTGCACTCATTATTGTAGGAGGGTTTATTTCATCAACATTTAATCTAAATGACGATTCAAATGCAGTTGTTAAATTGAGTTTTGATGAAAGAATTAGACCATCAAGCACTAAATTTTATGAACTTGAACACTCCCCATATGATTCTACTGTAACCTTAAAGAAAGTTAACACTAGCTTAACTAGTATTCAGTTAGAGTGTTTGGCTCGAAACTTATATTTTGAAGCAAGAGGTGAAGGAGAAAAGGGAATGGAAGCTGTAGCTTATGTGACCATGAATAGAGTTTACTCTGATAAGTACCCTGATTCAATTTGTGCTGTTGTATATCAAGGGCAGAGAAATCAAAAAGGAGAAAAGATAAATTGTCAATTTTCTTGGACTTGTGATGGTACAGTAAAGAAAATTCAACAACCTCTTCTTTACGATAAAGCAAAGGAAGTTGCATTTAATGTTGCAAAAAATTACTCTTCAGACGTTGACCCAACAAAAGGTTCACTTTTTTATCATGCTACTCATTTAAAGCATCCTTTTAAGAGAATGAATGTACAAAGAGTTGTTACTATCGGCAATCACGTTTTTTATAGAAAATCAAACACATAATTGTGTTGACAGATATATAATCCTATGATACTCTTTTCATAGGATTATATATGATAGAAATAAGCAGTATGAAATCAGCAAATGTTTTTATAAATGAAATTGAATCTTTGATGAAAAGAGGTTACGATAGTTACTTGGATGCCATTGTTGACTATTGCTCAAAAAATAACATGGACATAGAAACAGCGGCATCCATTTTAAAATCTTCATCAAAAATGAAATCAATTCTTCAAAAAGAAGCAGAAAAAATAAATCTTTTACCAAAGGTTAATGATTTAGGAATATAATGAATCCTTTTGATGTTTATAGAATGTATATTGCATTGAAAATGCATTTTACATCTCCGACTTATGACTTTGTGAAATACAGAGGAAGAGTCAATCTGAAATTTGAGAACTTTGAAAAGAGAAAAGATATTTTTCACTTTAAAAAAGTCTCAAAGCTTGGAGATGAAACCACAATAAAAAAATATTTTATTGCCAATCTTACAGAAAACAAAGATTTCTGGATAGGTGATTATGAACTTGGAAAAAAGAACTATCACAGTTACATTTCTCGTTTGGAAAGTTTATCTTACAACTTTAAAAATGAATTGAAAATGTTGGATAAAAATTTACCAAAAAATATTGAATGTAACGGAAGCACCTATCCAAAACTACTGAATCTTTATTACAACAGTAATAAAAAAATATCTCTAGAAACTTTAATAATTCTTCTTGACTTGTTAAAGGTAAAAGACTATTTTGATTCAAATATGGGCGACGATGTTTTTTGGAAAAGCACTTCGTTTTTGATTGAGAAATATCGACCTTTTTTTAAGTATGATGAAAAAAAATTTAAAGAATATTTTATTGAATTTTGTAAATCTTGTAAAGAAAGTGCCTAAATAATAATACACGATCATAAGTGTATACGATAGATACGAAACATACGAAACATACGGAGAAAATACTATGTCAGATGATTTTATTTCACTAAAGCGTAATTCAAAGAACCTTCTGAGTGAGTTCTCAGAACAAGCCAAAAAGCTTAATGTTTCATCTTACGAAAAGGATGAACGATATTGGAGCCTCACTCCAGATAAGCTTGGTAATGGGCGAGCAACTATTCGCTTTCTTCCTCCATCAAAGGGCGAAAATACACCATTTGTAAAGCTTTTTACTCATGGGTTTAATAACGGCTCAAGCTGGTATATTGAAAACTGTCCTACAACTGTTAATCTTCCATGTCCTGTTTGTGAAAACAATTCAGAACTTTGGAATCAGGCAGAAAAGGAACAGCCAGAATTCGATAAGCATCCTCTTAAGGAGGTTGTACGTAAGCGTAAGCGTAAGCTTAGTTATGTCTCCAACATTTACGTTGTAAAGGATGACACAAATCCAGAAAACAACGGAAAGGTTTTTCTATTCAAGTACGGTAAGCAGATCTTTAACAAGATCTCTTCTGCAATGAATCCACAATATGAAGATGAACAAAAGATCAATCCATTTGATTTTTGGGAAGGAGCAAACTTTGTTCTTAAGCAAAAACTGAAGGATAAGTATCCAAATTTTGAAGACTCTGCGTTCGCAACAAAAACTTCTCCAATCCTTGATAACGACGAAGGAATCAAGGAAATTTGGCAGAAGCAGCATAAGCTTTCAGAGATTGTTGCACACAATCAGTTTAAGTCTTATGAGGATCTTACCAAGAGTCTCAAGAGGGTTCTGAAGGATGAAACTGTAGGAAAGTCTTCAAAGGCAGAAAACAAGTCTGCAAAGATTGATGTTGATGATGATAGCGTTCCTTTTGATGTTGAAGTTCCTTCTCGTAAGGAGACTGTAAACAAGAAAACCCCAGAAGATTTTTTCAATGATCTAATGGAAGATTAAAGTAATAATCTATTGACGAATCGAAAAGGACAGGTTATAAAAAGCCTGTCCTTTTTTAACATTGGGGTAGTATATGACTGAAGTTAGACTTATTGGAGTGACGCAACCCGGAACTCTAGGATTGAATGGAAATTATTTTGATCCTAACATAAAAACACCAGAAGATATTATGATTTACTGTGCAAGAGTTTCTAATCCAGCAAATCAAAATAATATGGAAACAGGACCAAAGCTTTTAAAATACTGCATCAAAAATAAACATTGGTCTGTCTTTGAAACTGTATCTGTGACAATGGAAATAACAACTACAAGAGATATTGCTAGGCAGATCTTAAGGCACCGCTCGTTTTCATTTCAGGAATTCAGCCAAAGATATGCAGTATCTGAAAGTTATGAATTTAGAAGTGCACGAAAGCAAGATACAAAAAACAGACAAAACTCTCTAGAGATAGAGGAAAATGATCCTATTCATTATGAGTGGCATAGTAAGCAGTATGACTTGATTAATGCTGCAATGGATGCATATAAGTGGGCACTGGAAAATGGAATCGCAAAAGAACAAGCCAGAGCAGTTCTTCCAGAGGGAATGATTCAAACAAAACTTTATATGTCTGGAACACTGAGGTCATGGGTAACATATATCTCTTTAAGAGAAAAGTCTGGTACTCAAGCAGAGCATATGGAAGTTGCGTGGATGTGTAAGAAGATTTTAGGAAATGTTTTTCCTCATACCGTTGAAGCTTTAGGAGGAATAAACAACGAATGGATAGTTTAAAAATATTTTTTTTTTTCGAAAATAAAAATGGCTGAAAACCATTAATTGTAAAATAATACTGTTTCTATATAATAGACCAATAAAAAATAAACACACAGGAGAGTAATTTATGAATGAACATGTTCATGAAAATGAATTCGTATTGTCTGGATTTTCTGAAAAGATTTTCAAGGAAAGATATGCCTTTACCCCAGAAGAAACTTGGGAAGAGGCATGTAAAAGAGTTGCTTCACAGATGGCAAAAGCTGAATCCTCAGATAAGGTTAAAGCTTATGAGGAGAAGTTTGAAAACATCCTTGTAAAAAATTATTTTGTTCCCGGAGGAAGAATTTGGTATAATTCTGGAAGAAACAACGCTCAATTATTGAATTGCTTTGTTTTAACTAATGATTTAGATTCAAAAGAGGGTTGGGGGAACATTGCAAAAGAAATGATTGTCACCTCAATGACAGGTGGTGGTTGTGGTATTGATTTCAGCGATGTGAGACCAAATGGTGCACCTATTTTTGGTCAAAAAGGAGAATGTCCCGGCGCAGTTCCTCTCATGGAATTGATCGACAATTGCTCTAAGCCAGTAAAGGCAGGAGGGCAGAGAAGAGTTGCACTCATGTTCTCGCTTGATCTTCATCATCCTGATATTGAAGAATTTCTTGATGCAAAACTTACAAAAGGAAAACTGACACACGCAAACGTTTCAGTAAGATCAAACAATACAAAAGAGTTCATCAAAGCTGTAAAGAATGATGAAGAAATTGAACTTTCTTGGAAAGGCAAATTCAAGAAAAAGATTTCTGCAAAAAAACTTTGGGATAAAATTGTAACAAATGCTTATAATTCAGCAGAACCCGGATTTTTGAATTGGGAACTTGTTTCTTCTGAAAATAATATTGCATATTCCACGGATCTAGTCACAACAAATCCTTGTGGTGAAATTGCTCTTGAAAAATATGGTAATTGTTGTCTTGGACATCTTGTTCTTTCACGGTTCGTAAAAGGAAACGATATTGATTGGGCTTTGCTTGGGAATACTATTCGTCTTGCAGTTAGATTCTTGGATAATGTTCTATCAGTAAACACTTTTCCTCTTCCAGAAATGAAAGAGAACGCACACAAGTATCGTAGAATTGGACTTGGTACGACTGCCTTGGCTGATATGCTTGTTCTTCTTGGATATCGTTATGGTTCTGTAGAAGCAAACAAGTTTGTTGAAAAGCTTTATAAGTTTATTTCAAAGAGTGCTTATGAAGCATCAGTTGTGTTGGCGGTGGAAAAGGGTGCATTTCCGGCATGTGTTCCTGAAAAGTTTATTGAATCAGGATTCATGAAAAGAATGACTTCAAAAATCAGATCTTTAGTTCAAGAACATGGAATTAGAAACTGTGCCATTTTGACAATTGCACCAACAGGTACTGTAAGTATTTTGTCTGGAAACTGTTCATCTGGCATTGAACCAATGTTTGCTCCTGCCTATGAAAGACGTTTTTGGGTAAAGAATGAAAGACAGGTTGAAACTGTTTTCCATCCACTCTTTTCACAATTCTTACAGGAAGGAAAAGATGTTTCAAAATTCCTTGGCTCTCATGAACTGACTGTCAGAGAACATATGGAAGTTCAGAAGATTATTCAAAAGTACATTGACAACGCGGTGTCAAAGACTATCAACATGCCAGAAGACTATTCCGTTGAAGACATGTCAGAGATTTGGCTTGAATATCTTCCAAGTCTAAAAGGCACTACTTTCTATAGACAGAACACCCGTGGTTATGTCGATGAAAAGGGCGTTGTTCATGAACCACCTCTTGTCGCACTTTCTCTTGAAGATGCCATGAAGAAGTTTTCCAAAGAAAAAGAAATTATAAATGGTTCTGAGGTAGACTGTGCATCAGGAGTATGCGAAATATGAAGAAATACACAACGTGCTTTAATTGTGATGCAGAATTCAAGGTGAGTTGGCCAGAAGGTAACGAGGACACTTTTGGTGTTCCTTGTTACTGTCCTTTCTGTGGAGTTGATTTGGAAACAGAATTGAAGTTTGAAGAAGACGAAATTGAAGACGAAATCGAAGAGTAAAAAAGAGCAAATCAATAACTTCTGGTACTATGGAAATATAAAATTGGATGACGATTTTGTATTTGCTCCAGAAGTTATTGGATTTGTCTATAAAATTTATAATGAAAATACAAAAAAGTCTTACATTGGTAAAAAAAGCTTGACTAAGGCTGGATATAAACAAGTCAAAGGCAAGAAGAAAAAAATAAGAAAAGAGTCGAATTGGAAAGAATACTTTGGCTCCAATGAAGAACTTTTAAACGACATAAAACAGTTCGGTCATGACAAAATAACCAGAACTGTTTTAACTTTTTGTCGTTCAAAGGGAGAAATGTCTTACTACGAAACAAAGTTTCAATTTGAAGAGGGTGTTCTTTTGAATCCTGATAAATATTATAATACATGGATTCAATGTAAAATACATAGAAAACATTTAAAAAATGCTAAATAGTAAGAATGCCATTCAGCAGAGGTTAAAATGCTCCCACCGTCCTTGCAGCACATAGTTAAACCACAAGATAGAATGTTGTGTGAAATACAAAGGAGGCAACCCGGTTTACAACCGGGACATAAAGTAACGATATCTGGTTCTGGAAATGTTAATACCTCTCAAGGTACAACTGAAAAAGGAAGTAACCTCACACGTAGAGTTGGTCAAAACACCAAAGGAGATTATACCAGAACAACACAAACGCAATCTTTAGGCGGACAGACCATTTCTGATAGAAAAGTGCGATTTTCTCATGACCCCGTAGATCTTCAATCAACACAAAGAGATTTAGGAATTCAACATCAAACTTCGCGAGGAGG